TTAGACAGTTTACCTTCGGTCCACTGTCAGTGGGCCTAATTACAACAAGTAGCTATAATTAGGCCCTATATTTTAGTTAGTGGAAACAGGTTTTTTAAGAAACACTGCTTTCACGATGTGTTGCGGAGTGTCGAGACATTCGATTTTTCCTGCGATGTCATCGAAGGTTCCAAGGAAGTAAAGATCGTAATCGTCAGGGTACTGACTAATCATAGATTGTGGATCTTTTGTTAAGCGATCAAAGTCGCGTTCGGCATCGCCATGGCTCGCCTTGAAAAAGGGTGGGTGAAAGACTTCCGCTTTCGCATCTCTTATTGAATATACCTTACGTAACATTTTCTTTTTCTCCTCGCACGTGGAGTGCTCTGGTTTAACATCTGGTTTTAGTATGTCATCAATTGACATTTGTCTATGGTCACTCATCGTCTTTTTTTGCTTTTGGTTTTGGTGTTAGGTTTTGGTTTAGTTTTTTTAGTTCTGTGAGTGTTGGATCTTCTGGAATGACCTTTGGTTTTTCTCGTAGTCCGAGTTTGTAAGACTCTTCGATATTTTTTGGATCATTGAGATAGTCAATGAATTGTTGTGGATCGTTATTAAAGCGACTTCTGATTTCTGCTGGTACTTCCTGGAATGCGTTGCTTGCTTTTACTATGACGTCCATAGCTTGTTGGAAGTCTGGGAGAGTAGTTAGGTCGGCGTAAACGCCTTCCTGACGGTTTCTAACGTGTGTGATGGTGCCAGTTGCTTTGTATTTTTTAATGATGTTGTTAACGTTGCACTCATCTTTGAATTGTTTTTGAGTTCTGGATGGTCCAGGGATTTTAGTTTGAACGCGTTTTGTTCCGTTGGGTCTTCTGGTAATGATTTTTTCGGGAGTGTATTCGCGTTCTCCTGTTTGAGTTGCGTAGCCTATTTGTTTTTCTGTTCCTCTGAATTCGGGAAATTTTTGGGTACTCATTTAGTTTCTCCTTGGTTGTAGGATTTCACCGGTTCCACGGTGGTATCTTGTTCCATCTTTTCCAGTACCTTGCCAGTCTGGAGGTTTGATTCTGATTGAAGGCATGATTGCATCTTTGGCTGAATTTATAGTGCCGAGTCCTTGTTGAATGCGCTTATTGAGATTGTCGTATTTTAGGAATTGCTCGTCTTGGGTTGCCTGTTTGAAGTCAAGGATTGCTTGCTTTTTTATAGCGGGCATTTGCGCGTCTATTGCCTCGATTTGTTTTGCTGTTTGTTTAGCCGAGGTGTTGTCGCGATTTGCTGCCGCTGCTTGAGCTGTTGCTGTTGATAGGTTTAGTTTTGCTTGAGAATCGACAGCGTCGATTTCTTTTTGCACTCTGCGTGCCTCTTGTGCGCTCGCTACGCCGGCGCCAAGAGAGTTTTGCATTTGGGCACTAGCTCCGCCTCCGGATGCTCCGCCGGGCGTGCTAGCACCTCCGTGGACGCTTAGGATGGGATTTAATCCGGCTGCTCGAAGATCGGCGACCTCTCTTTGGTGAGCGGTGCCGGACATCATTTCTTGGAAGGACATTTGTTCACGTGCGTTAGATTGTTGCGCCTGCATAGAGGCGTTAAACATTGCTTCATTTTGCCGGTTGGCTTGCTCCTGGCCGTACCAGGATGCAAGTCCACCAGCTATTGAGGATGCTCCGATATCCCAGAAACCCATTAGAATCTGCCTAGGGTTGCGGGTACGGAGTAAGTCATCATTGGTCTTGCTGCTTTAAATTTAAAGAACGCATCGAAAATGAGATCGGGTTCAGTATCGATCGCGATAGCTCTTTCGATGGGTGTATTTTGTACGATGAACGCAGCATTGAGTTCGGGGAGAGATTGAAACTCTTCCGCTAAGTGCCATTGGTCGACTGATGAGGCTGCTGTGGATCTCAGGATTCCATGAATCTCTGAAGGTTTATAACGATACTCTGCATATCTTTCTTGATAGCCGAATACGTCATCATCGACGCCAGGGCCGGGGCCTTGAGTATAGATTTCTTTGTTTAGGACTTCTTGTTCGCCGAGTTCTTGAAGCTTCGGCCAGAAGAAGTCGTAACGGGTAGATCGGTTCCACATTCTGTTCATTCCTTGTTGGTACGTGATATCGGCTCTCGCACAAGCGAGGCCTAAAACGTATCCATGTTCTACGAATGATTTTGTGAAGCCGATATTTTCTCTACCGGTTGTCATTGCCGTTGCGAATGAGGCGAGTTGACCTTGGGCATTTGAGCCTGAGGTTGGTGAGGATTGGGCGACAGGATGGGTGTTAATGGTTGTACTACCGCCGCCTAAGTATTCGCTACGCTGGAGTCTGAAGTCGGGAGAGATAACTCCGTAATGGGATCTTAGAATTTCGACGTATCGAGTTCCGCCGCGTGCGTCGAGTTCAAATAGTGATTGCATCATGATTGATTGTCGGAGTTGGTTTACCGTTGATGCTGTAATGTCAGTTAAGTCTACTCTGACGTTAGGGTATCCGGTGTTTGCTGTGTTTTCTTCAACGTAGAGGATGTTGTTAGTTGAAGAGTCTGCTAGTCGGGCTGCTGTGTATGAGACGGTGTCCCCTGCTGAGTCGTAACCACCGACGAGAGCAGTTGGGAACACGTGAGTATTAATACCAAGGCCTTTGACAGGAGCTGAACCTCCTGAGAGAGGGATTGTAACTGCTGGGCCTTTTTGAGGTTCGGGAAGACAGCTTGTAAAGTAGTCATGTCTTTTTCCTCTTTTTAATAATGAATAATCTCCGGGAGAATCAGGTCCTTCGTCAATGTCGAGTACTACTCCGTCTTGTAGCCATTGATCTTTAAACCAGTCCGTCCAAATTTTATTATAGCATCTTATAGGGAGTGTGTTGTTCACAACGCAGCTTGCTGCTCCCGTTGGGAGTCCGAGCTTGTCGAATAGCGAGCCTACTGTGAACCCCGTGGAAGCGGGTGCTGTCATCTTGGGCATGATGAAGTCTGTTGTTGAATCTGGGTCTGGAATTTGAGCTCCGCACAACCTTTCCCATTTATCATAGACTAAACGGTTAGGGACGAAGAAGAAGAAGTAGTCCATGTACATGTTATCCATGACTGGGACGACTTGGGTTGCGAGTCTGGCGAAAGAGTGTAGTGTGACGTTAAAGGTATCCCCTGGTATAACTTCGTCGACGAAGATTGGGATTAGATAGTCAAAGTCGAAGGCGTCTTTTACTGCAAAAGATCTATCGAATGAAGATCTTGCCATTTTGACATCTGGTATTTGAGCGAACGAGTGTTGAGCTTTGCGATTGCCTAGCATTAGATATCCCCTTTTAAATGTTGTTGAAGTCGTTTGAATTTTTGTTTCGAAATTTCGGTGCGCACGGTGTTCCTAGTTATCTGTAAATTTTGTTTACCTTGATCTAGACGTTGATGGTTGATTTCCTGAGTTTTTTTGTCAAGTAATTTTTGTTTATTTTCTGCTTGGAAGATTTTTGGTAATTTTATCCTTGTAACATAAGCTTCCCATAGTTCGGGATGTTTTGTTTTGAACCATTTTTCGTAATAGCGAGGGATGGTGCATTTTGTTCCATCTTCGAGAACTACTTTTCCGTAGTTGAAGATATCTTGATAATATTTTTCGAGGAATTTTTTTCCGATGGCGTGTTTGGATGAGCGTTTGTGTATTGGTTGAAATTGATGGTCTTGATCATTTCCATGAATTAACTTTTTTGCTGCATATCGAGCACAATATCCAGCAGACTCAAAAGTAATGTTCCCAATTTCTGTGATCCCGTTTGTCCATATCTTGTCGAGACTATCCGAGCTATAGACCTTATCTCCTCGTTCGTTAGAGTATTTATATATGAGATCCTTGGGACGATAGTTAAAGATAAGAGTGTGCCAATGTGGTCTTTTTCTGATGTCTCCGTATTCTCCGGTGACGAGGACGGGGAGTGAATGTGTTTGTCGAATTTGCTCTTGGGTCTCCTTGGAGAGTTCGCGAAAAGCTTTTCGTCGTTCTGATTGAGTTTTTGCATAGGGGAAAATCCTTTCCATTGCTTGCTCCCACACTTGGGAGCGTAATTTTTTAATGAAGAGTTGAAAGTCTGAATATTGAAGTTTCGGTGATTTAAGTTTCTCGTCTGAGTAGGTGAGAGTGATAAAGCTATTATTTTCGTACATTTTCGCTTCATGTACGCATCTTATAGCAGTATCGCGGGCGTATTCCAGTCTGCATTCAATGCACTTTGAGCAAGGCAATTGAAAAGTTGCATATTCTGGACTACTATCTTTTTGAGACCAGCTAATGGTCTTACCGTCGGCTTTAAAACCTACGGTGCGAGGGCTCAAACATCGCACGGTGTTTGGGTCCTTTCTTTTTAAGGAGGTTAATGTGTGTGGTCCTATTTATAAACGTATGCCGCCGCGGAATCCTTTAGGATTCATTCTGTTGATTTTGTGGACTCCAGTATTTTTTCTGAAGTTTTTGCGGCTTTTTGCTTTGGACATTTTTCGTCGTTTCACGAGAGTTCCTTTCAACCCTGAAACAAGTTTCAGGGTTCCTTAAAAGAGTTTTTTTAGACAGTTTACCTTCGGTCCACTGTCA